CAGCGCTGTCGACCGGCACGTGGGACAGTGCAGTGGCGCGTGCCGGCCTGTGGCACAAGCTCGGCCTTTGCGAGGCAGTTAATCAAAAACTTCGGCACCGGTGCCCCGAGGTGCGCAGCATTTTCCGTGATACTGCCCAGATCCGTCACGATATACCAGATAGCAACCAGCGGGAGAAACGCCGTCTTATATGTAAACGGCAAGTCAAAACCCAGGTCGCCGTAGTTGATGATTGCCGACAGGGCCACATCCAACAGCGCCGCCACCAGAATGGCCACGATGCTGCCGAGCTTGTGCCACAGGCCGGCACGCGCCACTGCACTGTCCCACGTGCCGGTCGACAGCGCTGCCCACGATCCGGTCGCGTAGTCCAGGATCATTGCGGTCAGCCAGATCACCACGAGCCAGCCTGTCCACCCCCAGAAAGCTGTCATTCCGGCCAGTACGGCCGAGATAGCCGCTTTCAGTTCCATTGCTTTGCTCGGTGCATTCATGCTTTGCCCTCCTTTTCCTGCGCATCCACCATCTTCTGCGTAACCAGCAGCGTGCGCAGCATATCCAGTGACAGATCCAGCTTGCCGCCGCCAGTACCGGCCAGTGCGCCGCGATCCACCAGACGCTGCACGCCCGCCTGCGCCCAGCCGGGCATGTCCTTGATCGCCTCGTACCTGGGGTTGCGTGCCGCTGCGTACTTGGCGCCGACCACAAGGCCACGGATCATATCCATGGACAGATCCAGATTGCCGCCGCCCACGCCGCCGAGTGCACCCGCATCCATCAGCGCGCGCACCGTGTCCTGCGCCCAACTCGGGACTTCCTCGATCGTGTTGTACCTCACCATGTCATCTTCGTCCTCCTCATTATCATTTTCGTTCATCGCCTCCGCGACATCCGCGCGGAAGCCGTCCATCGTGTAGCCCATATCATAGGTGCGCCACAGCAGCTCCGGGTCTGCGTGGTTGCTTGCCACGCCGCGTCGGTGTCCTTCTGCGTGCCCTATGATGACGCCGTCCTGCGCCGGATCAAGGCCGTACTGCCTGCACAGCGCGGCGAACAGCTCCACGGCCGTATGGTATGTGCCCGCGATCTGCTCCGCCGCCTCCGCGTAAGTCATGCCCGCGCCCGGCTCGGTCATTTCCACGCCGATGTGCGTAGAATTGGCGCTCCCGCCGCAGTGCCATGCGATCATCTCCCACGGCAGCGTCTGATACACCGTGCCGTCTGCCTGAACGAACGCGTGCACGCAGACGGACGCGCCGCCCGGCTGATACTGATTAAAGCTGCGTGCGAACACCGCCGCCGACGGCTGCGGTGTGCCGACGCTGTGCAGCATGATGCCGCGCGGCGTCAGCGGCGCACCCGCCTGATAGCATTTGTTCTTGACCGCAAATTCCTCCGTGATCTGCATCGTCATTCCCCCTTTTTATTTCGGCGTCAGCGTCGCCGTGAGATTTGCCCCCGTGCCCTTGACGCAGAACTTGATATAGCGTGGGGCTTCCAGCGACGCAATGTCCAGCGTAAAGCCCTTGCGGTCTGCATCTACGGCGAACGTGCCAGGCGCGTGGGTTTCCGTTTTAATGTAGCTTGCCTGACTAAAGGTGGTGCCGCCAGTGGTGTACAACACCCACGCGCTGCTCGTGTACGGTGTGCTGTTGCCCACCACGTCTTCAGCGCCTTCCACGCGGATGACTGCGCCGTTCGGATAGGTTGTGTTGTCAATTGGGATAGCTGCCGTGTGGCCAATCGTCACATATCCCGCATCTGTCTTTTCTGCGCCGGTCGCGGTCGAAAGCCGAGTGTTGTCCGCGTAGCCATAGGTCGCCAGCAGATCGGATGTTACCGCCTTGACCGTCAGCGCATACGTCGCCGTAAAGGCGCCGTCGGCGGTTTTTGCCGTGATCGTGGTGTTTCCCGGCGCGAGCGCGGTGACAACACCGTTGACCACGCTGGCCACGGCCGGGGCGGAGCTTGACCACGTAACGGCTTTGTTGCTCGCGTCTGCGGGCTGCACCGTCGCCGTCAGCGTCGTCTGCCCGCCGACGGTCAGCTCGCCGGAGGCTGCGTTGAGCGACACGCCCGTCACGGCCACGGTCTGGATGCCGGTGAAGATCTCGCGGTCATAGCCCGCGCCGTAGCAGTAGCTGTAGAGCTTCTGCTCGCTCGGATTGACGACGTTGACGACAAAGGCCGTGTCCTCGGCGCTGTTGGCTGTCTTGTTGTAGGTGGTCGTTTCGCCGAACTCGATGCCGTAGTATTCCGTGTTGCCGTTTGTGCCGTATTCGTTGTTTCTTGCAAAGCACATATTCGGCGTCGCCACGCGCCAGACGTTGTACTCCGTGCCGGTGCCGCTTGCGATAGCGTTGAGCTTTGCGGCCTTGAAGCAATGCACATGGCCGTGGATGGCCGCAAGGATCGCCGCCTTGTTGCTGCCGCTGAAATTCACGGTGTTGCCGCTGCTGACGGTGATGCTGCCGCCGTCCACGTAGGCTTTGACGATATTCGACAGGACACACACGCCGCCCCAGTCCAGCGGATGGTGGGAGAGGATCAGCACGTTCCAGCCGGCCTTTGCGCCCACGGCCTTCAGCGTGTTCGCAAACCAGAGCTTCTGCGCGTCGGAAACGTACTCCTTTTCCGTGCCCTCGGCGGTGTTCAGGCAGATGACCCGCAGCTTCTTGCCCGTGAAGTCCCGGTAGCAGTAGCCCTCGGTGGTGCTGCCCATGGCCGCGCCGGTGTTGTAAGCACCGCACAGGCCGTACAGCTCCGCCGCCTGCAGCACGCTGCCATTCTGCGCCTTGCTGTACTGCAAGCTGTCGTGGTTTCCCAGCGTGCGCAGTTGCGGAATGCCGGAAAAGGCTTCGTCGATGTCCGCGTTGATCTCCGCGAAGTGCTGCCGCCCCTCGGATAGCGTGGTCGTTGCGCTGCCGGCCGTGTAGTCGCCGAGATAGCACGCGAAGTCGATCCCCGGCAGGATATACGCGAGCGCCTTCATCGCCATGCCGGCGTGCAGGTTTCCCGCCACAATGTCCGCGCTTGTGTCGAGCTGGTGCGCGTCCGAGGCCGCGATAAAGACGATGCTCTCGCTCGTGCGCACGGCCTGCACCTTTTTGGCCACCTCCAGCGCCGCCGTCTTGATGTAGTCCGGGATGTCTGCGTGCACGACGCTGTCCCTGCTCGGTATGGCGCTGATCGCTGCCGCCATCTCACCGATCTTATATGTCGCTGTGCCGCCGTTTTTCGCGCGGATGGCGGCGGCGATGCCCTGCACGGCGGCTTCTTCGTAGAGCTTTTTCGCCATCAGTAGGCCACCTCCGTACCGTCGGCGATGGTCACGGTCTGTGCCGTGCTACCATCATAAGTGATGGTGGTGCTGCCAATTTGGATCGTCAGCGCCTTCGGGTTCGGCAGGGTTTCCGGCACAGTGGGGATTTGCACAAGGATTCTCTGTACCGCAACTTGGAATGCGCCGTACTGCACCAAGTCCGTGGTATGGCCCGGATTATCAAGATTCTCTGCTGTCACCAGCCCGGTGATGCTGTCGATTACCGCCTTGTTCGCGTGCGTGTGCCGCGCGGTGGTGTTGGCGTCGATCTTCGCAGTCGGGACTACCGGGATATCGCTCGGCGCGGCGGGCTTGTACCCCAGCGCGCCTGCGATGCTTGCCGCAGTCACGGTCGCATCACTGCCATCTTTGCCGGGTGCGCCGTCCTTGCCGGGTGCACCGGCAGGGCCTTGCGGGCCGACCGGGCCAGCAGGGCCGGTTGCGCCAGTGTCGCCCTTCACGCCCTGCGCTCCGGTATCGCCTTTTTCGCCGGGATCGCCCTTCGCACCGGGGGCGCCCTTGTCGCCCTTGAGCTCGGACATGGCGATGAGGTTTGTCCACGTGCTGCCGCCGTCCGTGCTGTACTGGATGTAGCCGTCCGCCACGCGCAAGTCCATGCTGCCAGCGCCGCCGCCTGTACGCGCCACCTCATTGATGGCTGCGACAAGATTTTCCTTCGCCTCCGTTGTCAGGTCGGCAAGGTTGCCGATTTCGGCTTCAACGCTCTCTGCAAATGGTACAAAATTCGCATAGTCCACCATTGGAAGTTCTAAAAGCCACTCTTCTCTGTTCGAAACGTATACATCGAAAACGCCATACATACCCGGACCCATTTGTGAAAAAGCCCCAAAATGATAGCCAGTTGCTGCATCAATTACTTGGAGTCTATAACGATTGTCTAAAATCACAATTGGCGTTCTTCCACTTTTAAAAGCGGCATCTATCTCATCGTATGTCTTATCCAGTGTCACTTGATACTCATAGTCATTGATCTGGCTGCCGCTTTCTGCATTGATTTCAAATTGATTCAAATCCGCACCACCAGATGCAGCCGCTTCGTTGATCGCCGCGACAAGATTTTTCTTTGCCTCCGTAGTCAGGTCGGCAAGGTCGCCGATTTCGGCGCGCAGACGGTCGAAGCCAGCGTGCTCTGTCGGGGTATAGACGTAGTCGGACGGCCGGGCGCGCTTGTGCACGATAAAATCCTGCTGCACCTTGGTATATCCGCCCGCGTCGTCTATTACGTAGGCATAGGCCGTCAGCGGGTGCCAATCTTGCAGCAGCTCGTCCGGGATGATGGCCGTGCCGTCGTCCCCAACGTCCACGTCCACGCTGCGGCCAAAGCACTTATTTTGATAGTGGATCTGCTCCACGCCGCTGCCCACGCGCAAGCGCCGCCCGGTGTCCCACTGCCACAGCGCCCCGCGCCCGTCTGCGATTGTGATTGTCATGCGGGTACCTCCTTACTTGTACTTGCCAATAATGTAGTAGCTGATGCGCGGTTTCACCACGGTCGCGGTATTCGGGCGCGCGAGCGCATACGCCGGAGCGCCGAGCAGCAGATTGTCGCTGGCATTAAAAGCGGATATCAGCCAAGCGTCCTTATCCCCGCCGCTGTAGGATGCCGTCACCGAAGGAGCTTCCACGAAGCTAAACGGGTATTTTCGCGCCGTCACATTCTGTGCCATATCCATCCACGTTCCGTAGTACAAGCTGCCCCAAGCGGAAGAGATCGAAAGCTTGTCCGTCCCGAACACGCTCCACATTTCCGCCGTGCCGTTGTTCCACTTGCGCCACGTCCACGCCCCGGTCTTGCCTTGCGCGACGACATAGTCCGCGCCAACACCGGAAGGCGACGATCCGGAAGGCCCGCTATCGGATGTATTGTAGCTGCTGCTGGACTCCACGCTGCTGCCAATCGACGTTTTTCCGGAAAACACGAACGTGTAATCCGTGATGATCGACGGGTATTCCCGGCCGTTGATGTCCTTGACGATAACCTTGTCGAAAATGTCAAGCCGCGGGTCAGCCGGAAGATCACCAGAAAACTTATAGATCGGCTTGTTTTTCAGCTGTTCGTACACCGTCTTTGCGACTGCTTCAGCCGCGACGGTGATCGACCCGGACGGCCCTTCAATGCCCATCCACAAATTATCGTCATTCAGTTCAATGACGTAGCCTCCGGCGCCGAAGAAATACGTGTGCTCTTGCCCGTCACTGGCGAACGTCTTTTTCACGCGCACTCCAGTGACTTCAACCGGCGTACTTGCCACTTCCAGTTGGTTAATCCACTGTGTTAACGTCACATCTGTTGTAGATGTAATTGGTCGCACATACAGTGCATTCCCAGACACCACGGCATTGCCACCGCAGGCCAGCGCGATAGCTTCGATCACCTGCCGGATGGTGTGCTGTGTGTCCACGGTCGCCAGTGCGTTATATCCCAAGTCGCTATCAATCGCGCTGGGCGTCAGGCCGAGACGAGTCGCTGCCAGCCTCCATAGCTCTATGTAATTGTGCTCTCCCTGCATCTCCGTCGGGCACAGCACGTCCGCTTCCCTCATGGCATCGTAGCAAGTAAGCGTGGTAACTTCGTGCACGGTTTCCACTTCATAAACCTTAAAGCTGCCCATTGGAATCAAGTATCCATTGCCGTCGATTTTGATATCTGCCTTTAGGTGCACGGTCGCTCCTTCGTATAGATTCCGGTTATCGACGTTTTGCCACCCACCATCGTACATTTCAATTGTCGCGCATTTGCACGCGGAAAGCCCGACCGGGTAACTGCCTGATGATATCTGCGCTGTGATTTTCGTTCCACCAGGACGAAAACACGCCCCGTCTACTTGTAGGTGTTCCCCCGCCTTGATCGTCACAGTTGTATTGCCATAATACACCAATGTCACATCGTGATCCCACGTAAAAGTCGCTTCGACCACAAAGTTCGTCTGCGATGGGTAGACGCTTGTGATTTGACTTTCGACTGTTCGCATATCATGTCACCCCAAATCACGTCAGCGGATTGACGCTGACCATGTTAAATTCCACGGACGTAAACAGTTCCTTGTTTTCGTTCAGCCGGCCAATGTCAAGCTGCCCCTTGCCGACGTAAAACCACGACGTACACCACGCGCCATAGTAGGCGGAAAAGTAGTGCAGCTGGAATTGCTGGCCTTTTGCAATGATCTTCAGGATCTGCGACAGCATAGTTTTGCTGATCGACGCACGGCTATACCCAAGCGCTTCGACCGTGAACATGGGACTGACGACGGCCGCGCCGGTCTGGGTGCGGCCGCTGTCCTCCGTGTAAGTTGTTTCAAAGTCGTACGTCAGCGCGCCGGAATCCGGCTGCGGAAGTACCAGCCAGTCATCCGACGGACTTTTTCGAATTTTAATGTATTCCTGTGCCATGTGTTACACCGCTACAAGCGGGTTTTTGCCCGTTTGCCCTTTCCGCAATTTTGCTTCGGTGATTACTTCATCAAACAGTGTGCGGCGATCCAGACGCGCAATAAATTCGTATCGGCTGCCGGCACCACCGCCGGCTTCTTCGCGCACAATCTGGCGCAGCAGAGATTCCGGCGCTTCCAGGTTGTTGCCGTTTCGCTGGTCGCCCAACACGGCAAGGAACTGCCGGTTCGCCGGGATGACTGCGCCGCGCGCCAGCATCGGGATCTGCGGAACTGGCAGTGGATTCACGCCCCACAAATTCTGGAACGGGGAAATGCCGAGGAAACTGGCGTTTCGGATCATATTCAGCATGAAATTGATCCTGTTGAAAGGCACGGCGATGATCGTGTTCATGCCGCGAATGATGGCGTTGACGACCGTGCGGAAAGTATTTTCGATGCCTTCCTTGATGCCCGACCAGATACGGCCGCCAGTCGAAAACACGTCTTTGACCTTCTGCCATGCGTCTCGGAATTTGCTCTGAAACCATTCCGGCACAGACTTGAAGGCGCTTTTGATTCCATCCCACGCAGCCACAGCGCCGGAGGCGACCTTTTCCCACAGGCCGCTGAACCAGCCCTTTACGGCCGTCCATTTTGCGACGATCCACACGACCACTGCAGCTATAGCGGCAATCAGCAGCGGTATCCACGCCCCTGTGATGATAGCAATAGCACCGCCAATAGTTAGCAGCGCCACGGTAATAGCCGTAAGGTTCTTATTGTTGAAGCCGTTTTTGATCACGTCACGAATTGCCACGCCAAGAAGGACAAGCCCCGCGACGATTGCCGTGATTGCTCCGCCAAGCACGCCAAATGCCAGCCCCAGCCCAGTGACAGCCGCAGTAGCGCCGATGATGTACCCTGTAAGATTGTCGAAATTTATGCCGTTTTTAAGCATATCGACAACGTTGATGGCCATCAGGACAGCCCCCGCGACAGCAAGCGCCAGCTGCTTTGCCTTCAACAAATTCCCCAGGAACTTCTTTCCGATTTTCCACGCAGTGAATCCAGCGGCCACCGCCGCCACATACGGCGATAGCTCGCGGACAACGGCTGCGATCTTGCCGATTTTTCCGGTGTCGACCTGATCGGACAAATCGAATTTCGGCGCTATGCCAGACGAGCCACCTCCGCCGCCGGAACTATCTTTGGATTCCCATCGGTTCATTTCATCCAAACCGGAAAGCTGCTTCTTCGTCTTTTCAGCCGCATCCCCTGCGGCCTCGGTTGCGGAAGCCTGATTATACAGTGCCTTCGCAGATGCATCCGCTTGTGACGCCGTTTTGCCAAACAGCGAATTTATAAACACGGACACAACGGCAGTCAATTTGGCAAGCCACGCCAGAAGCGTTCGAATTGCCGGCAAAATATAGTTGTAGATCGGTGCAAAAGCGGAAATCAGATTACCCCTGATCTGCGCCAAAGATGTTGACATTTGTTTGTCCGCTCCGATTGTGCTTAGCAGCATTTTGCGCATCGTACGCAGCGCTTTGGTAATCATGGTGAAAATGAAGACGCGCTTTGCTAAGCCGGCAATTCGTTTGGTGAATTTCTTAAATTGTTCTGACACATTCTGCGTCGTCAAAGCTGCAAGGCGCTGCTTTCCCACATATTCGCTTACGGCAGCGCTGGCTTTTTCCTGCGCGATCTGGCTGCTTTCCAGATTAAGCTGCGCCATTTTCAACTGCTGCGTCGTTTTCTGGATCGCTTCACCGGTTTCCTGCGATACCGTCCCGGTGCTTCTGGTTTTCTTTTCGTTTTCGGCAACAGCCTGCAGTTCTTCCAGCTGCTGCCGCAGCGCGGCTACCTTCTGTGCGGCCTTGTCCACATTGTTCGCGGCCTTTTTCGCGTTGTTTTCCAGCTTCGCAAGGCCAGCGTCAAACTGGCCACTGTTTATCGTTGTATCAAATACCAGATCGCCGACAACATCAGCCATCGCGCGCACCCCCTGTCATCAGCTGCCGGATGAATTCATCTTCGTCGTCGGTCAGATGCGCCGACTTGAAATCAATCAATTCCCGGTTTTCGTCGTAGTATTCTCGCTCCCACTTTTCCAGTTTCTTGTGCTTGCGCAGTTTCCGCCGGATGTCCAGGATCGTGGAAAACGTGCAGTCACCGATCTCCATATAATATCCGATAAACGTCCACCAGTGCATATACGGCAGCGCGCGCACGTCCTGCCCGGCTACGCGGTTGATCGGTGCAATGATCATCGGGAAATCCTGCTCCCAGTCCATCTGCTTCGGCTGCTGCCGCTGATCGCCGCGATCCACACCACCATCCAAAAACCACAGCATGAATTTCACCGCGGCGGCCATGTCCGTGATCTGATCCCAGTCTGGGTAAAAGATCTTGATCGCCACTTCGGCGCGATCCTGATCTGTCAGCTCTGGGTCATTCAACGCGGCGCAGATGTCCAGAATTTCGCGAAAGTCGCTTCGTATACGAAAACACCGGCCGCCGATACATGCTGCCTTCGGCAGGCCGGTATTCATGATCTGCGCTTCTTCCTTCGCTGACCGCCGCCGTTGTATTTATCCAGGTATTTCGCCTGACGCTTCTGCGCGGCAGCGGTCGCAACGTCCATCTCGCGCCGGATCTGGCGCGAAACCGCTTCCAGGAACGAAATGATTTGCAGGGAACCGGACGGCGTGAGCGAAACGCAGTAGGCTTTGCCGAACACTGTATCGCAGACGGGCGAAGGGAACGCCGCGTCCACCTGCTCGCGTGCGTATGCGTCCAGTTCGCGGATCGTCGTGCGGGCGTCCGTATCGCTTTCCTGCGTGCCCATTTCGTCGGCTTTGGCCTTGATCGCCATCGCTGCCGCTTCCAGCCGGTCGATGATACCGATGTCGTTCGGGTCAAAATAGATCTTCCGGTTTGCGTCGCCGTTAATTGTGAACGCTTTCAGACCGGTTTCAAATGAAATGTTATTGCTCACGCCGTCACCCCCTTATGCCGTCGCCTTCGTGAACGTGGCCACGCCGTCCGCAATGGCCGCCGTGCCGACCGTGCGCGTGCCGCCGTAGGTCACGTCAAACGGCATGTCCACCGTCTTGTCGCCGCCCAGCGACTTCACTTCAATCGCGCAGCCGCTATATCGTTCGGCGAACATCGCCGTGTCCTTCGTGCCGGCATAGCAGTGCACGATCATCATATCCTGTTCGGCCAGCGCCGCAACGTCCTGATCCTTAATCGCCAGCTGCCACAGCTTCGTCAGCGCGGTCTCGCCGGCGTCCAGATTGCACGGGTCAAAGGTCTGCGTGATGGTCGGCGCGGACATGGTGGTAAACGTGTTGCCCAGGATGTCCTGCGTGGTCTCCTTGTTCCAGTCATATTCCTGGCTGCTGTCTTCCACGCGCTTGCCGACGATCGACCAAACCGGCGCGGAAGACGTTCCGGTATTAAGGAAGGCCATCAGCAGTTTGCGGGCAATCGTCTGGCCCGCGGTTGTGTTAAAAGTCGTACTTTCAGGCATAATGCATCACCTTTCAAAATTGTTGTCGTACCGCATCGATAGGGACACGGCCCAGTCTTCCACACCGTCGGCATAGCGCCCGGTCAAATAGGCCGCCGACACCTGTACAAATGCAGTGATCGTCCGGCCATCGCCGATGTCTGGCCACGCGGCAAGCGTGTGCTGCTGGCCGTCCGCCGTGATCGGCTGTTTTTCCAGCCATCGCGCCAGTTTGTCCAGCCAGCCCTTGATGTGGATGCGGTCAGTTTCCGACTGCGGCACGGCGCGATATACCACCTGAAACGCATAGTTGCATTTCTGGTACACACCGCCCATGATGTCGGTCGTTTCGCTGATCACCGTCGCCGCAGCGGACGGATAGATCCCGACGCCGGACTTGTCGCCCAGCTCACCGAACCGGATTTCACGCGCGCCGATGGCAGGGAAGTCATTCAGCAAGTCGCTTAGGATCGTTGAAAAATCTTTTGTGTCAACCATTTGATTCCCCCAGGATGATCCGCTTGCACTCCGCGGCCCATTCCTTGCCGTGTTCGTTTTGGGCCACTTCCGCCCAGTGCGGCACGCCGGCCGCAAACCGCAGGTCACGGTCAGTTACAACTTTCACAGCGCCCTTGCGCGCCCATGGTGAACCGGTTTCCGGGTCGACCATGACCTTACCCATATACAGATACCGCGCATACGGACCGGGGAACACGACCTGCCGGCCGCCTTCGGCGACATACGACCGCTGCTGCAAGTTCCCACTGCGATACGGCATATATAGCTTGCTGTCCGCAAGCGCCTGCTGCCCCAGCCATTCCTGCGCTTTGGCAAATCGCGGGCCGTATTTGGCAAACCGGAGATTTACCCGGACGTGCCCTTTGACATAGCTGACGTTCTTATAGTGCTTGATGTCGCTCATGACGCTGTTACCTCAAAGTGTGCAATCAGCGGGAACCATGCGCAGGATGTGATACGGTGGCACTCCGTGACTTTGCACAGCGCGTCATATTCCGCCCAGTCGTGATCGCCGCGGCAGAAATAATCGCCCGGCTGAAACGCAATCAGGCCGCTGCGGTCATCTGCCGCCTGGTACACTTCAGGCGGCGCATAGGTCAACGCGCCGATGGACGCTTTCGGCACAAGCAGCAGCACATAGTGCCCGGGCACGTCGCCGGTTGTGCCGGGCGTCATGGCCGTTTTTGCTTCCACCTTGACGCCGGCAAGCACGTGCCGCACCCACGTATCGGCCTGACCGCGTGCGCCGCGCACACGGGAAAAAAGCGTGACCGTATCGCTATGCAGCAGCATCAGCACGTCACCCCCGCGTACAGCACAAGGACGCCATCCACGGCCACTCCGGAAAGCCAACGCCGGAGCAAGTCAAACACCAGCTCGTCACGCGCTGCTATGGTCTTCGCGGCGGTCGTATAGCAGCTGTCGGCCGCCTTGTATGTGATCGATTCGCTGCCGGACGACACCGACGCCACAGGGCCGGCGGTTTTTACGCCGCCGACGTCTGCGGTTTCAGCCGCGCTGTCACGCGCCTGGTCAATGCGGTAAAGGCATTCGGCCAGTTCGCACGCGCAGTCCTGCAGCTTTTCGGCGTCGGTCGTGGATTCCGGCAGCGTGCCGCCAAAGCGGTCAAACGTAAAGCGGTCGATCTCCCGCGACGCCGCACGCAGGTAGCGGGCAGCAGTCACTTCGTCGCGGAAAGGGGACAGATCGTCCCCGTACCGTTTTACGTATGTGTCAAAATCCGCGTACACCGTGATTCACCTGCCGATCACGCGGTTGCGTAGGACTTCACGTGCACCTGCGCAGCGTCCAGCACACGCAGGGCGGCGTTTTCCTCGACCTGCGCCTTGCTGCCGGCGAAAAGCTCGGAGTCGACCATGCGGACGATGCTGAAGTTATCGCCGACACCGAAGGCGTTCGGATCGTACATGATGAATTCCACCTTCGCAAGGTTCGCCGCCGTGACGCTGGCCTTCGTACCGCCGTGCGGATAGTAGGCAAGATCAGCGGACGATGCAAAGCCGTTGACTTCGATCCAGGTAAAGCCCATGAAGCTGCCGACCTGCCCGCCGGCAGCGGCGGCGAGCAGCATCTCGTTGGACGTCGGGATGTACTTCTCACCGGCGAACTCCAGCATCGTGGCAAAGAAGTCCGGACTACAAAGCACGATGGTGGGATTGGCTTTCGCCTTGACCATGGCTTTGCGTTCGGCCAGTACCTGCGCCTTGAAGTTGGCCGCAGTGGTCTTCGTGGTGTTGGTGGATGCCGTGCCCTCGGAGATCAGGCAGGCCAGCGCGCACTGATTCTTTGCCTCCGCGACTTCGCGGGTGGCAAGGGCCAGATGCTCCTCGGCAATCGGGAACGCCACAGCGGCAGCCTGCACGCCGTAGATCTTCTTAGATGCCTGCAGGTTGTTGTTGAAAACAGCCTGAACCAGCGTGTCAGCGGCAGCGGTGTCCGTGAAGTCACGGCCGGGCGTGCCGACAGACGCGGCGGTGGAGGTCAGCTTGTGCCAGTAGCAGCCGCCGGCGCCGTCGACCATCACGTCCTGATAGGTCACGCCAGGCACAAGCCAGGTCTTATAAAACAGGTTGGGAAGAACAGTTGCCTTGTACTGCTCATCCACGTAAAGGGAACCGTACTGGATAGACATAGATCATCATTTCCTTTCGTAGTCTTAGCCCCTGAAAAACGGATTGTTTTTGTATTTCTGGGCTACGTATTCTTTTGCGCCCCCCGCCGGCGGCACCATGCCGCTGTGATCGGACGAAAAGCGCGCCCTGCTGGCGGGATCGGCCACAAGGATGCCGGGAATCTCCTTGCCGTTCTGATCGGTGACAAGGCCGGTAAACAGGTCGTCGATCGACTTGCCGCGCGCATCGTCGGACCCCAGAGCCGTTACCAACTTGTCCGTGATGCTTTCGCGCGTGATGTCGTTGACAAAATGCTTTCCCGACAGGAATGTGTCCACCGTACTGCGCAGCTTCACGGCGGCAGCGTCCTTCTTACGGTTGTCCCGCTCGGTCTGCAGGTCATTGGTCAGGGTCGTGATCTGACCTTTCAGCGCTGCGACATCCACGCCGTCAAAGGCGGCAAGCTTGCCCTGCACGTCTTTCAGCGATGTGTCCAGCGCGTCGTGGCGTTCCTGCAGCTTGGTGAATTCCGCCACGGTCTTGTAGTTTTCGGCGACGGCCTTGCGCAGATCCGCCGCCTTTTCTTCCGGAATCGTGATACCGAAGTCGGAAAGAATGGTCTCGATGTTCTTCATGCGTAATCCTCCTGAACGTGATTTTTAACAGCCCGTCGGCTGTACGGATTGAGCCGGATGAACCACCGGCGGGGTAGTGATATAGCAAAGGGGCAGCCGGTTTCCCGGTCGCCCCTGCGTATCCTGATTCGATTAATGAAGTCAGCCGGCAACGGCAAGCCGCTCACGGTACGGTTTCAGATCGTTATCGGCGCAGAACTTCGTGTAGACCGCGTTCTGATCCTGCAGGCGCTTGGCGGACTGCGCATATTTCTCCTGCAATTTTGCCTTGCCTGCCGTATCTTCGCAGCTTTTCACGGCTGTGTGCAGCGCCGCGCACTTGCGCTTCTGCGCCCGGATGCGGCGTTCCATCGCCCGCTGCGTCTGCGACAGCTCGTAGGCGCGGCGGTTGGCTTCGGTATCGATCGTCTTGTTATTGTTCCGGCTAACGCCAGGCAGGAACGGTGTGAAGGAATGGCGGCAGTTATAGCCGCACAGTCCCAGCGGATTTTCCGGGTAGCCGGTCGCATCCAGCAGGTTATCAAACTGCGCGTCCTTGCCGTCGATACAGTACACCTTGCCCTGCCATCCGGCATGATCGGCGATCGGATCGGTATCGGACACACGCGCGCCCAGATGCTGCGACACCAGCACATGATTCCATCCCATGTCTTTGCACTGCTGGATCGTCATGTTCCCGGATGACTGCGCCACGCCCGTGCGGATGCAGCGCAGTACCGCCACTTCCAGCGTGTCCTTATGGCCGGACGGATAGCGCACGATTGGCTGTACCTGCCCCAGCTCTTTTATGCCATCCAGCATAGCGGCGGTGTAGGACTGCGCCCCGGTACGTACCTTCCAATACGCCGCGTCGCAGATATCGATGAACGCCTGATTGGTCGCGCCGGCCGTCGTGCGCGTGATGTTGAAAATTTCGCCGACCGTGCGTTCATAGGCGTCCGTGATGATTGCCATCATGCCGGGCGACAGGCCAGAAAACGTCACAGCGGCAGCTTCGGCGTCTGCCTTCGCTGCCTGAATGCCGCAGTCCTTGAAGATCTTTGCAATCTCCTGCTGCGATTTGCCGGTGCTTTTGGCCAACGCCTTCTGAATTTCGTCCAGATTCCCGCCGGCCTGTTCCAGCACCCATGCCTGCCATTCATCCGTGCCGGTCAGCAGCTTCTTTTCGCCGCGGCCGAACCGGATCATGAAGCGTTCGATCATGTCGCGCGCAATCCACTCCATCAGTTCATCCAGCAGTGGCAGCAGGGTTTCGCCGATTTCCTGAAACTGTTCCGGGGTGATCATTCGGTATCAGGGAACAGCCCCGGCTTTGCTGTGTTGGCTTCGGCGTAGGCCGCTTTTGCGTCATCCTCGCTGAATCCTTCAAAGCGCACCAGATACATCCACCACGGCAAAACGCCGAGCTGGCAAAGGCTTTTCGTATTCTGGCGATCTTCCTCGTAGCTATACGTGATGTCTCCGAAATTGTACGCCACGGTATAGGTGCCATACGGCGCCAGATCGTAGATATCAGCGTAGTCGTTCAGCGCCTGAATCAGATCATCCACAGCTGCCTGGATGCGGTCGCGGATGTCCTTGATGCGCTGGATGGTGCGGCGGTCATCAGCTTCCACCTGCGTTGCGGTGGCAAGTCCCTGCTTTTCGTTATAGCTAAAATAGCCTTCCGAAAAGCCGCATTTGGTTGACAGGCTTTGCAGCAGCATATTGATGCCGGTCTGGCGTTCGCCGGTTTTCAGCTTGCGGTCGATTTCCTGATAGAAGCTTTCCGCCGCTGAACCGGCAACGTTTTGCACATAGCGCGGCAGCCGCACGGAAACATTCTTCCGCCCGGGTTCGCGCAACAGCCGATCATCCACAAGGGCGATCGACCGGGAATCCTGAATTTCGTCCACCATCGCCGACCATGCAACGTCCAGCCCCCGCAGCTCTGGCATGGCGTTGGCATAGATGGACATACCGCAGGCGCTGCCGTCGATGTTGTTGGCGTCCGGCATGGTGCACACAGCAAATAGCGGCGCAGTATCATCCAGCACGGCGTCCGGCAGGATGCCCACCCAATCCGGCACTTCGTCCAGATTCACACGGGATGCCGATGCTTTGCCCTTCGCCAGCCGGAACGCGCGATTGGAAACCACATAATGCATCCCGTCGTAGCGGTGATATTCGGCCTTGACATAGTAATAATCCGGCGTTGCCTTCGTGTCGTACAGCACCACGCCCGTCACGCGCTTCCGGTTATCCACAGCGGTGATCGTAAATTCCGGCGGTGTGTACAGACCGATGCTGTCCGGCGTGGGTTTCAGCAGGAACATACCGGCGGCGCAGCCCACGTCCACCATGTCGCGCAGGAACGGAATCAATTCTTCATTCAGACGTTCCTGCAGCCAATCCGCGCGGGCCGAGCCGGACAGTTCGACACTGACGCCCATCGTCGCAAGGCGCGCAGCTTCGCCGGTCACGGCCTTTGCAAAATTGATGGTGCGATCCTGATCGTTTGCCCACGGCGGGGTGCCCATCCAGATCTGCATCCACAGGTCTTCCGCTTCGCGCATTTCTGGCGTTACCAGCGGCGCAATGCGGAATTCTTCGCGGATCTGCTTTTTCACGCTGTCCAGCGGGATATTGATTTTCACAGGCAGCCAACCTCCTTGAACACTTCGCACATTTTCGGAAACTGCGAAGCAATCCAGTCCACGTATGTTTCGTCATGGCCGTATTCCGGATGCGTAAAGTTTTCGGACAGCCCGCTTTCAAACAGAAATGCATGAATGATCTCATGACGCACGACTTTTTTCTGATAGACGCTAAAATCTTTCAGATCGCAGTCTTTTGCTTTTTTTGAAATAACAATGGTTTTTACCGTTTTGTCGCAGTAACCATCGCATTTTTCAAGCATTGCATCTTCGGCCGCCGTGGCTTCAATGATTTCATATTCCGTCCCCAAAATATTTACAGTCATGCACTTGCCCCCCTGCGCATCGTCAGCGGTTCCAGTGCGTACCGCGTGGCGTCGATGCTATGGTTATTCACATCCGGGTATCCGGTGACGACGTTGCCGTCCCTGTCCCGCTCGTATTCGTATTCTGAAAATTCTTTCGCTGCATTCGGGCAGCGCACCGGGTCGATGATGATGCGCCGACGCTGCAGCCACTTCATACCGTGTTCGATCGACCCCGGGCCTTTGACGGCGCCGGTGACCGGCAGACCCATTTCGCGGTGATCGTTGACGCTTTTCGGTTCGGCCGAATCTGCCGTGATGGTGTAATCATCATAGCCGTGTTCAATGATCCAACGCGCCGTCTGTTCGTTCGATTCCTTGTTGGCGTAGTGTTCCGCAAAGATATACACTGCCTCGCGGTCGCTGTCGTAGTAGCAGCGGATGAAGCAGTACGGGTCGGGATACCAGCCCCAGTCCTCGCCCTGAAAGATACGGTCAAAATGCGAAATTTCTTCGTCTGTGATCTCCCGCAGCTCCAGATAGTCAAATACACTGCCACCGTCGCCATTGGCTACGCCTTCATATTCGTGCTCATACGCCGCTGGGTTGACCTCTTTCAGGTGTTCCGCGTCGGCGATAAACTTCGCACCCAGCCATTCCGGCGGCGCTTCCGTGTAGCTGGAATGATGAAAAACACGCCCCGGATCCGGGACAAGCCGCTCCTTGTTGACCCAGCTGGATTTACTTTTCGGCGGGTTATAGGACGAAAAGTCGTAAGAATCCGCGCCGCCACGAAGCACAGACTGGTTGATAGAACGTTCTTCTTCCGGCCCGCAAAGCTGGTCTTTTTCTTCCTTCCACAGGATGCCGATATAGCCGAACGGCGGCTTGATGGATTTCAGCTTCAACGGATCGTCGCAGCCGCGAAAATAGATCGTCTGGCCGGTTTCTTTCAGCACGATTTCCAACGGCGACAGCTTGCAGTTGAATTCATTATACAGCCCCAGTTCATTGATCGCCCATTTCATCTGGGCATACACACTGTCTTTCAGGGTGTTGCCCATCTTGCGGATGATACAGGCGTGCATCGTCGGGTTGTTTTTCAGCAGCTCGACGATTTTCAGGGATATATACGATGATTTCAGGCCACCGCGGCCGCCCTCGAAGACGTACGTCATGTTCGGCTGGATGCGCCGGTTGATGTCCACAAACGCCCTGCCAAGGACACGCGCCGGCAGCTCATAGTGCGCAGATGCACGCGCTGCCGCCCTTGTTTCCTGCTCTTCCTTGATGCGCAGCGACTTCTCAAGGTCGCCGGCTGCGCGTAGACGGTCAGCGATGGAGGTTTCCATGCCGAACTGGTCTTTTTCTTCACCGCGCATAATCGCTGTACGCAATTCAAGAATTTCTTTCATGGATGCGGTGCGGTCGGATTCGATTTCCGCCTGGCGCTGTGCTATATAGCCCCTGATTGCTGGTTTGCCTAGGTTTTCTGTTCCGATTGCCCCGGCCGTCTTCTTCGAGTAACCAGCCCTCCGTGCGGCTTCGCTTGCATTGCCCAGTTCGATGTAGTAATCCGCGAAAGCCTTCTGCTTCGGCGTAAGCTTCATGGGATCACCCGCTGTAGATTTTGGCCAGCGTTTTTACGACTTCGGCCATGCTGTAAGTTTCCAACACACGTTCACCGCGCGGTTGGCCTGGCACGGCCTTTTCGACCACATACTTCGTGACCATACGATCGTGCCGCACGGAATACGATTGCAGCTGATTGATTTTGTAGTGTTCGCCCCGCTGGCTCAACGCGGACTGCAGCTTGTAAGCCATAAAACGCATATTCATACACATCACCAGAATGCACAAAGCACAAAGCACCGAACCCGAAACCGGGCCGGTGCTTCGTGAGAGCTCAAAATCAAAGGAGAAAGGAGAAAAGAAGAGAGGTATTTCATGATTGCGGAACCTGCCCCCGCGCAATTCCGCAATATCACTTTACCACAGATCTCCGAAAAAATCATCTAAAAAAATTACAAACTTTTCAGACCCTTTGATCTTCGCCGTAGAACAAAAGCGCGAAGTGGCGAAGTGCCTTGTCTCGGCGATAATAAACCGTCGCCTTTTCGATGTTCAGTTCATCCATCAACCGCATAACGGCGTTTTTCTGGGTGTGAATGTACATGATGTCTAAGATGCGCGATTCTTCTGGGTCAAGCTTCTTCATCGCGTTGTCCATGATGCGAAGCCATTCTTTTGCGTTTTGCCTTGAATGCTCCATCTCAGAACGCAACGCGATGTTGTTAATCAAGCGCTCCTCGCGCCTATTCGTTCCGCCGGAAACAGGCGTACCATCAGAGGAAGCACTTCGAATGCTTCCCATTTCCATGCGAAGCCGTTGAATCTCGTCGGCCGAGGTAACCAGGCTTTCCTGTATTGCTACATAACTTCGCAGCTTGTTGACGATTTCTTTCTTGTAATCCAATCAGTTCACCCCCTTCGGTTTTACTTCGTAGACAGCTTCGTAAAAACTGTTTGCATTTTCGATGGTCCGATCAAGCGCGTACGCGCAGCCGGCAGCCTCGATGTTTTTCCACATCTCCAACGTATGACGCCAGCATTTTTCGCTGAAGCGATCCTGCTGGTATCTGTCCAAGATCGCTATTTTCTCGCGCCGTCCCTGTTCGGGCGTAATACTTCCGGTAGCCGCCGTCTGATACAGCAGCCTGAACTTTAGGAAAAGCAGCTGCTCGGATGTGCTGAGGCCATCCGGCATTGCTGCGTTGTGGACCGCGAGGTCTTCCAGCCAGTCTGCTCGGTCGTTCACGTAAGTTCCTCCACTTCCACGTACAGGCCGGATTGCGTGTCCCAAATCTTCTGGATGATCTCCAGCGTTACCTGCGCGTCGTCGTTCCAGTACCCGAGCTTCGTCATGACGTCCTTGAGCATCTTCACCAGATTGTCTGTATCCGGCTTGGTCATTTTCCATTCCGGTTTGGGATGTGCGGGGGTACACGGATAGCACCAGATCGTTTCAAGCCTTATAGGGCCATTAAACGGCGTCTGAGGCGCGAACTTCGCAAGATGGTCGCGAAGCAGCGCGCGTGCCGCTTTCAGCTCCGACGGATCGTACTTATACGGCTTGCCATTTTTTGCAATGCCGATTTTTTGCTCCTGCGCTGTGATCGTCGGCAATTTCATGGGTGCGAAGAATTTGATCATTTTTTCATCCTTTCATGTGCGCTCCGCCTCCAGTCACGGACAGGGGAAGGGAGGACGGCGGGCGTGAGCTTACCGCCCGCCTTCCTTTCCCCCGTGACCGTCAGGGAACGGGACACCGTTTACATTACGTAGTAATGTATCCGTGTCTGTCCCTCGGACAAACTCGATAAACAATCGAATTTGTCTGTCCATGTGTCCCGAGGGACAAACTCGATAAATTATCGTGTCTGTCCCTCGGACGGACAGGGACAAACAATCGTATTTGTCCCTGTCTATCTCCGGAAGACGCAGCCGTCTTTAATATAAAAATCTTCATGTTCACCGACACGCCTGCGCACCGTTTTATCTGCTGTGCCGAGGTATCCGGCGAGGTCTGAAACGGTTACACTCCCGCCGGTGTTGCAAGCGTTAAATGCAAATTCAAACCTCGCTTTGCGATCGTCAGCGAGCTCTTCTTTGCTTTTCTTATTGCCAAAATTCCGCTTATAAGGCGAGCCCTTCGCGGTTGCTCCGGCGTCGGAAGTGAGATCCTTCAGTATGCCGGTTTCGTCCGGCAGATGGCGCGGATAGTCAAACCACACGTTGATAGGCTGGAACGAGGGGAACTCGCGCATCGTGCCTTCCAGACGCCACGCAGACCGTGAAGCGGCCTTTTTCTCTGCCGCGGCGATCGTGCGCTCCAGAATGCCGCTGTCGGCGATCCTGGCGCTGCAGATATCCTCCATGCGGGAGCGGCTGAGCGCGTCGTCCTGGCTGACAAGCTCTTGCCAGCCTTGCACGTTGTTTTTCAGTAGCTTTATAAGCGCGGCGCATACCTCTTTGTTTTTCTCCTGCTTCTCAACAGCCTCCGTGAGATCCAGCTCGATCATGTCGATCAGAGCGTCAGGGTCTCGCGCGAACACGCCAGAGCCGGAAGCGCGGTCCATACTGCGTTTTCCGCCCTGTGAGCCCTTTGAGTGATGATGGCAGTAAATCACTGCTGCATCCAGCTCCGTGGCCACACGGTCAAACTGATTGCAGAATGCGGCCATCTGATCGGCGCTGTTCTCGTCGCCGGTAATGATCTTATAGATCGGGTCGATGATGATGGCAATGTAATTCTTTTTCGACGCCCGTCGGATCAGCTTCGGCGCGAGCTTATCCATAGGGATTGATTTGCCGCGGAGATTCCAGATGTCGATGCTGTCCAGATGCTCCGGATGCCAGCCGAGGGCGGTGTAAATGTCCCGGAAGCGATGCAAGCAACTCGCTCGATCCAGCTCCAGATTGACATACAGCACGCGGCCTTGGGCGCACTTCCAGCCGAGCCATTCCCCGCCTTCGGCGATAGCGCAGCAGAGTTCGATCAGCGCGATACTCTTGCCCGCCTTGCTTGGGCCAACGAGCAGCATCTTATGTCCCTGCCGGAGGATACCGTCAATCAGAGGTGGTGACAGCTCCGGCATATCATCCCATACAGCTGCCAGACTGTCGGGGTCCGGCAGATCGTCGTTGATACTTTCGATCCAATCCCGCCACTCCTGGAAGCTCTCTTTACCGATGTTGGTGTCCATGAGGAACTGCTTGTGATCTCCGCGCAGGACGCCAGGCATCCGGCTAAGACGTGACGGGTTTTTGTTTTGCGTGTCGCAGTCAAAGCCGTTTTTCTTCAGGATGGTATAGAGATAATCCACGCGACGCCGATACTCTTCGTGCGTCGCCGCTTCGATCTTTACGATTGCATGAACAGACTTTCCGCCGGAGAACACCAGGCAGGCGACGGGAAGCTCCAGCTCGCGGATGATGGCGTTCTGCTTCTCGAGCTCCATGCTGTCGGATTCCACGAGGGCATAGCGGAAGTCGGTCACATTCTCGTTCTTGACGCCTCTCCCGTCCAACGGGTTGAAACGGATCCACGCGCCGGCGGCGGGATTATAGTCGCCGAGCACAGCGCCAACGTCCCCACCGCACTTGGCCAGCTCCTCGATCAGCTGTCCGGCGGTGCGGTCGTAGCTGCCCTTTGTCGGCAGGTACTTGCCGTCCTTTTCCCATGTCTGGGTAACATAGCCGACGTTTTCACCTGCCTCGAAGAGCGTCTCCAGGTATCGAATGATGTGGTCAACAGGATTCCAGGTGTCTGGTTCTTTTACTTCGCGGCCTTCGAGCCATGCAGTGTCCGGTACAACGACACCCTCGCGGGCTCCTATGGTGCTGTTCCAATCTAGCTCGAAATCGTCAGCGCCGCCCATCGAGTGAGGCAACCAGCCTCGCTCTTTGGCCATCTGCACGATGGTCCCGCCGGTGATCGGCGTCAGAGCGCCCTGGAAGCTGTCCCATTTACGGAAGCACTCGCCATGATGGTAGCGGCTGTCGTTCCGGCTCCATGCTTCCCAGTCCGCGGCGGTGTATCCTTCGTGCTTCAATGCCATGCCGACATTGACCCACTCCTGATAGGAGAGATCCGCGACCGGGATGTATTCCAATAATTCCAGTAAATTCAGATCGCGCTCGGCCATGCCGTGAACACCTCCTGTTTCGGCGGAACATATGTCGCCGGTGAAATGTCATGCGGGATTCGCCAGCCGTTCCCAGCGATTCTGTCGATCATACGTCTGGCGTCATCAAACTGCCATTGCCCGACGTGCTGAAAGCCTCTGCCTTCAAGAAAACGAATCTGTTTTGGCGTCGTGAGACCAGCACTCCGGCGCTTATCCAGTCGGTCGAGTAGCATGGTGGCCTTGCCGGCGTTGTCGATCTGGTCCGGGAAAATGCCGAGTTTTTCTAAAGCCGAGCGCTGCTTATCTGTCGCAGGACCCATTTCCCACCCAAAGGATGGGACGTAGCCGGTCAGGTCTTCCGCTTGAATCGACATTTCAAACTGCAGTGGGTCAACGAGCTTGCGCTTCCGGCGTTTCATCTCTTCAAGCTGCTTGGCGAGAGATTCCTCGCGCTGTGCCACAACGTCGGATTCCGCTTGCTCTTCCGCTTCCATGATGTCAACAGCAGCGCCGGCTTCTTCAATATTTTCAGTCATTTTCTTTGCTACATCGGGCGATTCTGCGACAAGTGCAGCAGGGTGGCAGAGCTCGTGGCGCTCAGTGTGCCACAGGAAATCGAGCAAAAGCAAGTGATCTTTTCCGGGGGAAAGACGCGTGCCACGCCCGACCATCTGGCTGTAAAGGCTTCGGATTTTTGTCGGCCGCAGCACAATCACGCAATCTACCGAAGGGCAGTCCCATCCTTCTGTCAGAAGCATGGAGTTGCAAAGTACGTTGTAGCGCCCAGCGTCGAACCCCTGAAGAATTTCCGCGCGGTCGGTGCTCTCGCCATTGACTTCTGCGGCGCGGAATCCCTTAGCGTTGAGAATGTCCCGGAACTTTTGTGACGTCTTTACGAGCGGCAGGAAAACCACAGTCTTTCGATTCGCGCAGTATTTCAGCATCTCATCCGCGATCGCATCGAGATACGGGTCCAGTGCCGTACCGAGATCTCCGGCCTTGAAGTCACCGTTTTGGACGCCGACGGAGGAGAGATCCAGCCGGAGCGGAACAGTCAGCGCCTTGATTGGTGTGAGGTATCCGTCGCGGATCGCTTGCGGGAGCGTGTACTCATACGCAAGCGTCTCAAAGTACTGGCCCAGATTGCGCATGTCGCCGCGGTCAGGCGTAGCAGTGACGCCGAGGACGTGCGCAGACCTGAAGTAGGACAGAACACGCTGATAGCCGTCAGAGAGACAGTGGTGTGCCTCGTCGATGATGATGGTACTGAAATAGTCGGGGGAGAAGCGGTCGAGCCGCGATTGTCTCTGCAGGCTTTGAACGCTGCCGACGGCCACGCGATACCAGGACCCGAGGCAGCTGCTTTCCGCTTTTTCGAGCGCGGATACCAGTCCGGTCGCTTTGTGGAGCTTGTCCGCAGCCTGGTCAAGCAGCTCACCGCGGTGAGCGAGGATCAGTATGCGGTCGCCGCGCTTTACGGCTTCCTCGGCTACGGCAGAAAAGACGATTGTTTTTCCGGTACCTGTTGGTAGAACAAGGAGCGTCTTATCGACGCCCCTGTCCCATTCATCAAGCACGGCTGTCAACGCAGCCTGCTGATACGGTCTAAGTTCCATGGTTAGAACTTCCCGCCCTGCCAGCTACCGGTCGGCGGGGTAGGCGCAGAAGCGGGTGAGGGAGAAGCATAAGCGGTGCCCTGCTTCGGCTCGAGAAACTTCTTGACCTCGTTGTACTGGTTACCGTTATAGGTGCGGTGCCCAATTTTGCAGCGTCCGTGTGCGCCGGTGACAGCGTTCCAATTCATGGACACGCGCTGACCGTGCTTGCGCTGGCCGATGCAGGTGAAGAATTCGCACAGCAGCCCTTCGAGCTTGGAGTGGAGCAACAGGTCCTTTTTGACAAGTGCCTCGCCCTGCGGTGTGTCGATGCTCAGCGTGAGCATAGCCTTCGGGCACGGGCCAACTTTATCGCCGCCATTGTAGCGGCCGCGCTCGAAGCTCTTTACCGTGAAGTCATACTCGCCTTCCGGCAGGACGATGAAGTCCGGGCTGTCGTTTTCGATTTCAGAGCCCCAGTCGAGCTCAAATCCCTGATTGCCGTTGTTGTAGTTGTCCATGATATATCCTCCTTAATCTTTTCAGTTTTGGTTTTTAATCAAGCTCAGGACGCCGTCCCAAGCGCCAATAATGCATCCCTGAACGAAGTCCGGGTCATAATCGCGGATACGCATTCCGGCTGGGTAGTACCCGCGAGCTGCGACAGCGTCAGAGATCTGTTGCTCCGTGACGCCGGCGGCGTCCATGAGCTGCTGCAGGTCCGAAGGTATGCCGGATTCGGGCTCTGCGGGCTCGCCGCTGATATAGAACGGAACGTCTTCGTCATTTGGCGAAGCTTTCGGTTCTTCGCTGGCGCTTGCCGGCGCGGGCGAGGGTGCGGGGGAGAGCGTAGCGCTAGTGCTGCTCATGAAAAGCTGCGCGATTTGCCCAAAATCCAGCGGAAGCTTGTCCGGAAGGCCGTGCCGGTTTTTCGCGTCCCAGCACGGATGGTGGCTTGTGTACATGACACGCTTCCCGCCCTGGGCCTTACCCTTGGAGCTCTTTTCTTTTCCCGGCTCTTTCACGATGTAAGTCTCGTAGGTCGCGAAGAGAACAATGTCCGCCCACTCTTTGACCATGCCTGGCGTTTCTTTCATGAGCTTCATTTCCCAGCGATCATAAGCGCCGAGCTCATCCGGCTGTTCAAACTTGCGCATTTTCGCGTGCGCGGTAAGAATCACATTGATTCCAGAGTTGATTACTTCGGTGAGCTGGTTGAGCAGCTGTCCGATTGCTTCATAGAGATACACATAGCCTTTGCCGTAGCCGAAGTCTTCGAGGCCTTTGACGCTGTGTGTGCTGCACACGTGATCACGCGCCATTCGCTCTGCCCAGTCCACCGTATCGATGACCAGCGTTTTGCAGATGCCAGGAGTTCGGCGGACGTAGTCCACTTCCTGCAAAAGCATGGTCCAGCTCTGTGGCGCCGGCAAACGTCTGACGTCCATATGTACGGTACTGCCTTCGGTGTCGATGAACAGCGCACCGGGGGCTTGCGCGGCAAAACTGCTCTTCCCGATTCCTTCCGGCCCGTAGATCACCAATTTCAGCGGCTTCTGCATTTTGCCGCTGCTGATTTCAAACATTAGAAAACTCCTTTCTTCCAGCCAGCCGTTGTGGCCGCCGCCGGCTGCTCCGGAGCAACAAAACCGTCCTCGATGATGATGGAACATTCCGGCCCAGTGCTTACTCTGGTGGCGATAGCTTGCAGCCCCTGTTCCTCAAGCCAGGAGCCGAAGTTGAGCAAAGTGTCCGCATCGAGCTGTTCCAGCTTATCCAGCAGGACAAAACCGCACTTCGGGTTAACCGCTCGTACGACAGCCGTGGCGGCAATCAGCTGATCAGCTCCGCTCATGCAGTCCCACTTCTTACCGTTGTAGGTCAGCTCGCCGTCTTCAACGGAGAGGCCGGGGAGGGGAAGCTCGGCGGAATTGAGGAGCGCGTACTTGTCGTGCCGGATATCTTCCAGCTCGGCGGTCAGCTCCTGGTATTGCTGTGCGTAGTAGGCCGCATCCTGCTCTGCCTTTTCTCGGTCGCAGTTGGCGCGAACCTGAATGTTGATTTGCTCGATCTCCTGAAGACTGCGCTCGACTTCCTCGGTGCTTTCATCTTTCAAGTCAAGGGCGTCTTTCTGTGCGATTTCGAGATCTGCTTCAAGCTGCGTGAGCTGCTTCTGTGCTGCCGCGAGCTGGCTTTTGAGCAGGGAAACGTGCGCGGCGGCTTTACCATACTCGTGTTCGATCTGGTTCGCGCGCATCCGTTTGCGCTGATTTTCTCCGTTTCTGGCGAGAATGTCCTGCTGCTGCCGGATCAGGTCCAAAGCAGACACAAGCTCTTTCGGAGCTGCCGGGTAGAACGGGAGCTCATCGGCATACTTGCGCTTGCGGTCGGCATCCTGGCCGATCATCCGGCGCCTGTTGTAGACATCGCGTTCTTTTGCCTCCAGCTCGTGGATGCGGTCGCCGACGCCGATCACCTGCAGCAGAGTGTCCGCTTTCTCGCGGTTTGACGCCTGCAGGAAGCGCGGCAGGTCAATGGCGAGCTGCTCCACGAACTCATTGAGCAGCTGTTGGCCAGAGCGCTTGCCGGTGGTGTCTACCACTTTAAGAGCACTGTTTTTGCCGCTGCGCTCAACGGTCAGGCCGTTGGAGAGCGTGAGCTTGATGTGCGGCGGTAGGGTGCTGCCTTCGCGTTCAGGGTTGCTCGGGCGGTAGCGATCACCGCCGAGCGCCCACGCGATCGCGTCCAGCACGGACGTTTTGCCTTGGCCGTTTTTCCCACCGATTACGGTAAGACCGTTCTCTGCCGGGTTCAGCGCAACGGCTTTAACACGTTTGATATTTTCGATTTGCAGAGTGTTGATTTTGATGCTCATTGTTTGCCTCCTTCTTTTCCGCTTTTCAGTCCGTGACAATTTCCTTCCATTCGCACAGCTTGTACTGCACGTCCGCGAGGTTTTCACCGTCCGGGCGGAACACGGCGACAGGGCCGTAGAAGTCCACGCCGCGGATCGTGCTGCAGTAGGGGAGGCAGAGCAGGCGGCCTTCTTCGTTGCAGATTACAACGACCCCGAGGTCTGGGAAGGTGACGGTCTCAATGTAACCGCCGACGATTCGCTGCAGATTGCTGAGTGATATGCTGCAACAGGTAGAATACCAGTCGGATTCTGGGCGCTTCAAAAAGCACCTCATTTTCTTCATGTTTTCTTCTTCCTTTCTTCCGCTGTTTGATCGCGGATAAACTGCATCGCGGTTTCCCACAGCGTAAAGCGATGCGGATTCCCGTCCACGTCCACCAGATAGTAGCCGTCCATGCGCTGCAGCTTCACGCAGGATGCCGCTTTTTCCGCCTCTGTTCCTCCGGCCGCGTCAGTTGTACTCGCTGTGCACTTCGCGGCTCGCTTCGGCTCTCGCGTCGAAATTTCCGCCCCACACGCGGCGTATCCAGCCAGATCTACGTAGGTGTCCGGCTTGCTGCCCGCTTTCGCGCGGGCGATCTTCAGCAGCGCCATCATCATGGCCACGTCCTTCGGCGTGACGTCCGTGCCGATGTATGCCGTCCACAGCGCCGCGATCACGGCGAAGTTGTCCTCCGGGCTGCCGTAGTCTTCTTCACGGCTGCCGCACACGCATTCGGCGGCGGCCTTCAGGGTGTCCAATCGGTTCATCGTTTTATCCTCCTATGATGTCGATCTCGTACTCTTCCCGCAGCACGCGGATCAGGTCGGGCGCTGATACATATCCGTCCCGCACGCTCTCACTCAGGCTCTCCACTTCGCGCCAGATGCGCTGGAGCTGCTCGGCGTCCATGCCTTCCTTGTCCAACAGCGCGGTGAAAAAGATCGCCAGCGTCACGCGGCAGGCATCCGCCGTCGCCGTGTCCCGGGCGCGCTGCACGTCCGCCATCGTCGCCGGTCTCCGGCGCGGATTAATCCGTTTTGTCATCGTCGTCATCCTTTCGATCGCCGAGATAGCAAAATCCATTCGGCGGCATATCCGTGTTCAGCATCTTGCACCATTCCCAGCTCTCGCACTCGTTTTTGCCGGATACCCAATACATGCAGTTTTCACATCTGACAATCGGCGCGGTTTCAACAACGTCTTCTTCGCTGCCGTCCTTTTTCCTGCCGTATCCGCAAAAATGCTGCGGCCATACAGGGAGGCGGCAGTCTTCTGACACCTCGCAGTTTGTGCAGATCAAGACCCCGTCGGCCAGATAAATGCTTTCGTGCTGGGTAAGCTCCCGCGCGCTTTCGCAGTCCATGCACCGCGTGACCTGCACGGCATCCACGGTGGGGGCTTTTTCGATCAAGCCAAGTGAGCCGTTCCAACCAGCACAATACGTCGCAGGGAGAACATCTTTGCTACACCGCCCCACGCCCAAATCATCAGCATCAATCAGTCGCATCGTCTACACCTCCATCGGTCTGTGTTCTGACATCCAAGCAGGCTTCGGCTTTCTTATCGCTTGCCATTGAACCCTCCTTAGCCATCATAGCACCCACACGTGGCACCGCAGAGGCACCCGCCAGGGCTGTCCGGGAACAGGTCATCAAATGTGATTTGGGCTTCCATCAGCGCCTTTGCTTGCATAAACTCATTGTAGTAGCTCTCCCATGACCAGGTGCGCCCCAGCCCCTTGATTGTTTTTAGCGTGGCTGCCGCACCGTGCTCGATGTCGATAGCACGCTGGAATAGATCGGGGTAGTTCTCCCACAGCGCTTGGATTTCTTTCTTCTTCATTGACGGGCAGAAAAAGCAAGAACTTTTCCCCGGCTTCGGAAGTCCGGCCCGCTCAATCACGCGCACACATTCCTCGCGTGTCCAACCACATTCGTAGAGCGGATAATGCTTTTCGTACTTCTTGTCCACTTCATCGATAGGGGCAGCGTGTTGGATGCGCCGCGTCTCCCCGGCATCGTAGCCGATGTACTTGTGGACGCGCTGGCCACTGGCCCACACATCTCTGCACGGCTGATAGTTATTGCAGAACTTCTCCTGCGTCCCGATCTTGTGCTTGAGGGAGCATTTCTTGAATCCGTAGGCGATTGAGGGCAACCTCCCGCTGTTGATACATTCCTGTTCCAGAGTCAGACGATTTCCATTCCTATCGTGATACTCCACGGGAATGATTTTCGGGATGCCATGCGCCATCAGCCACTCGTTGAATGTCTCCATGAACTCGTAGGTGTGCGGCTGCTCGCCTCCGGTATCCGCAAACAAAATCAGATCAATGGGGATTTTGTGCAGATACATTCCGATAATCATGGCGGTGCTATTTGTTCCACCACCGAAAGACACTACGTTCATCTCTCAGTCCTCCTTAACGCAGCCTCCGCCTCCTCACGGGTGAGGAATACGGTCTTGCCAAGTTGCGGGATATCTGTCCACCACAGCTCTGTCTCTCTTACAACATCAGCCCCATCAAATCTTCGGAGTAGTGTATACACCGTATCGCCCACCTTGCACGGCAGCACCATCAAGCGCCCGGCCTTGTCTGCCTCTGCAAGCTGACGGAGGCGTTCATAGCCGCCGCCAATGCTGTTCAGCGCTGATATCATGGCATTCCATTCGCCCCACAAAGAACGTACATCGCTCGGTGTCAGCCCTGAATCCTCGTAGGCCCTGAGTTTTTCCCACACCTGTCGTTGCGTACAAGCAGTGTTATACGGGCACGGCAGCTCCCGGCACTGAGCAATTTCGCAAAAATTGCCGTCAAACGTTAGCCTCTCCATCATTCCACCTCCTGCGTCCAAAACTCGCGGCGGCAGACCGCGCATCGCGGGCGTGTTGGGGAGGCGCAGCCACCAGTTTTGTTTCTGTAAGCGGCGGAGACTGCAATCGGACATATCGATATGGCACCGTCTTTAGTCAGCTCCGCCTCCGGGTATTGCTCCAAAAACACACTCTGTCGTGTCTTGCGCGGATGCTCCTTTGACCACTTCTCGACGATTCCCACGACCTTTCCAACGGCTTTGCCGGAATCATCAACCATGTTACGCATCTCATTGCATTCTCTCGTATAAACAAGCGGGCAACCATCACAGTCGCCGTCTGCCTGCCAATATCGGTCACACATCCGGTTCCGTTCTTCGATAAATTTCAGCGCGTCCATGCTCACACCCCCGCATCCTGCATCGCCTGCTGCAGGAAGCTCAGCTGCTGCCGCAGGTCGTCGATCGTGCGTTCCTGCCGCGCCATTTCGGCGGAAAACGCCAGCGCCTTGCGCCGTTCGTTGCAGAATATGGTTTCCGCTTTTTCACGCAGTTCATGTTCCTGCTCGGCGTAGTCGCACAATCTGCTGACAGCGTAGCGGGCGGCGGGGGAGAAGTCCGCGCTCGATTGCGGACGGTGTAGCAGCTCGTGCACTTTCTCGATCGGGTCCATCACGCCACCCCCAGCGCCGTAAAAATCACATGGAACAGCCATCCCACCAGGCAGCCGCCCGCGAGGAAGGCGGCGCAGACGATGCCGTCTTCAACGCCCCATACGATGTACCGGCGGATTTTGGCCTTCGTGCCGGGATTCCCAAATACTTTCATACGTTGACTCCTTTCTCTTGCCGTGCTATGATAAGCACCGGTGATTTTAGATTTGCCGCCCGCGGAGCTGCTACGTCCCAGACGGCTTTTCTTTTTTCACAATGCGAATTTCTGCGTTGAACCCGTTTTGATCGCACCAGAGCTTCGCAAGGGTGAGCAGCGTGCGGCGTGCCAGCTCTTCACGCTGCTCATCTGTTAGGTTGTTGATTGGCATAAAAGCCTCCAGTCGGTAGTTACATGTTGTAGTCTTTTAATTTGACTTGGATGATAATCTCGGAACATTTCAGCGTCACGAAATTGACTTTAGCCTCCAACATGCCAGGCGCGGCCTTGGAGGGAATGCTGTACAGACTGCTGAAGCGGCCGATCACCTGCGCGCCAGCTTTCACCACGACGGGGATTTCATCGCTGGCCGCGCTGATCTGCCGGCAGAAGTCAAACACAGTGATTTTCGCCATGTCCTCACCTCCAATCAAATGGATTGCGCGCGCCTTACGACGCGCGCTTGCTGTGCTCCAGCGCCATCGCCATCCCCTCTGCAAAGGCGCACAGCTGTGCCTTCTGCATTTCGTTCATGCTCTGCATGACCGTCGCCAGCCGCTCAATGGTTTTCTGCTCGTTCTTTGTCAGCATTTTGTTCACCTCCTTGCGTTGCTCCGTGTCGTTGGACACGGAAGCATGTGTTTATGTACACATAATACATCCGTCGATTGAGCTTGTCAACACATTTTTGTGCAAATCCTGTGTTTTTTTGTGTTGACATACTCATGTAAGCGTGGTAGATTATTGTCATCGTCAGGAGGTGATACTACGAATAGCAGAATTAAAGAAGTTCGGAAAGCGAAAGGGCTTTCGCAAGCCGCGTTCGGCGCACCGTTCGGCGCAAACAGAGACATGATTAACAATGTGGAAAACGGCAGAGCTGCGGTTTCCGATATTATGATTGCGTCCATCTGTCGCACTTACGGAGTGAATGAACGCTGGCTGCGCACCGGTGAGGGCGAGATGTTCGTGCAGATTTCGCGCGACGAGGAGGTCATGGCCTTCGTCGGCGATGTCATGCGCGGCGAAGAGGATAATTTCCGCCGCCGCTTCCTGCTGGCGCTGTCGCGGCTGCCGGAGGAGCGCTGGGCAGACATTGAAGCGTTTGCCCGCCAGATCACCGCAGAAAACAAAGAAGCGGATCAGGATTGA